TTTTTTTTTTTAATGATACGGCGACCACCGAGATCTACACTCTTTCCCTACACGACGCTCTTCCGATCTCCGACCGTCAGTGGCCGGGAACTGCACGAGTTCCTTCAGGTCAAGACGGCCTATAAGGACTGGCTTCCCCGCATGGTGGAGTACGGCTTTACCGAGGGTGAGGATTTCAACCCGCTCAAAATTGAGCGGGTTCAGGACGAGGGCGGACGCAAAGTCAGCCGAACACTTGATGACCACCAGCTCACCATCCCGATGGCAAAGGAGCTGTGCATGATCCAGCGCAATGAGCGTGGAAAGCAGGCCAGACAGTACTTTCTTGCCGTTGAAGCCCAGTGGAACAGCCCGGAAGCCGTGATGCGGCGGGCGGTGCTCATCGCGGACAAGAAGGTCAAGCAACTTCAGACAGCCAACCGCCAGCTTCTGGCAGAGAACAACGACCTGAAGCCGGATGCCGAGTATGCCAGGGCGGTGTGCATTGGAAGCAACTGCCGTACAGCTACCGAAATTGCAAAGGATTACGGCCTGAGCAGTGCTCAAAAGCTGAACGACATCCTGCACGGCCTGAGAATTCAGTACAAAACCAGCGGTGGGCAGTGGGTGCTATACGCAAAGTATTGCGGGAAAGGCTACACGGAAAACCGCAAGTCTGAACCATTCCAACACAAGAGCACCGGCGAGTGGGACACCAAGAACACCACCGTCTGGACGGAAGCGGGACAGCGCTTTATCTATGAACAGCTCAAGTCAATCGGGCTTCTGCCGAAGCTGGACGAGCACGTCAAGAATCCGCTTCCGATTCCAAAGCCGAGAAAGGAAGAAGAAAGTGCCTGATTTTGAAACATTTCTGCTTGTCAATTGCACTCATCATCATCGCTTTTGGCTTTTCGTGGGCTGTTATTTCCGGCCTTTGGTGGCTTATCTGTAAGCTCATCGGTTGGCAGTTCTCTTTCTGCGTATCGACGGCAATCTGGATTGTCGCAATGCTGCTGAAGTGGGTAACGAGCTGCAAGTGACAAGGGAGGACAAAACGGTATGAACAACGACAAAAAGCCCAGCCGCAAGCACGACTGGACTTCTACAAGGATTTTGGCTTTGACGCTTTGCATTCAGGTTGCAACACTTGTTTTGCAGATCGTCAATCTGGTGCAAAAGCTTACATGAAAAGTGAAATTATCGCAGCAGCCATTGAAACAGTTGCCACGAGCAAGGATGCGACTGTAAGCCACCGGTTTACACGATTTTCCTTTGCCTGTTCGCTGTCTTTGATTTCCTGCTTTTGCTGGCTTTCTTCAAACTGCTGGCGCAGCTGCTTCAAATCTTCCGCATACCGCCGCTGTACCTCATACAGTGTAGGTTGCTGCGAGACTTGCGGACTGGAATAATTCACTTTGCTGGCGTTCAGAATGCGCTCTAATTCATCTGTACGCTGGTTCATGGATCCCCGCTGATTCATTTTTTTCACCCCCTCCCGCTCAAGTATAGCACAGGAGGGGCAGAGTACAAGGAGGACAAAACAGGACTATGACAGACATCATCTTATCCACCCAGAACGGCGAGCCGGTAGCATCCAGCCGCCAGATCGCAGAGAGCTTTGGCAAAGATCATGCCCATGTTCTCAGAGACATCGATAATCTGCTTGCAGGAGAATCCAAAAATGGATTGTCCTCTATGTTCTTTCGGAGTGAGTATACCACCATCCAAAATAAGAAGCTCCCCATGTATCTGATGAACCGTGACGGCTTTACGCTGCTGGCTATGGGCTTTACCGGCAAGGCAGCGCTGGAGTGGAAGATTAAGTACATTCAGGCGTTCAACGCGATGGAGAAGAAGCTGGCACAGCGCCCGCAGCTTTCCCGGGCTGAACTGATGGCGCAGGCTCTGATTGCCGCCCACGATGAACTGGAGCACAAAGACCGGCAGATCGCGGAACTCACGCCCAAGGGCATCTTTGCAGACGCGGTAAACGCCAGCAAGAAGAGCATCCTTGTGGGTGAACTTGCAAAGCTGCTGTGCCAGAACAGCGTGCAGATCGGGCAAAACCGGCTGTTTGTCTGGATGCGGGAGCACGGATACCTCATCAGAGACCCCAAGCGCAGCGACTACAATATGCCAACGCAGCGCGCCGTGGAGCAGGGTCTGTTTGAGATCAAGGAGACAACCGTGGTGCACTCCGATGGGCACACCAGCATCAACAAGACCCCCAAGGTGACCGGCAAGGGTCAGATCTACTTTGTGAACCTGTTTTTGAAGGGGCGAGACCCGGCGGGCAGGCTGCGCGAGGGAGGGCAGACCGCACAATGACACTGGAACGCCTTATCTGCGCCTGTTACAACGTCTACCCCAGCAGAACCAAGATCAACATCGTGGACTGCAAAACGACCAGCCGGCTGTTTTTCGGGGTCTGGAACGATGCTTCCACCAAAAAGTACGGTGGGCTGAATGTTATCGATTTTGAGATCACCGCACTAAACCCCGGCGGCTGCGCGAAGCAGCTTAACGCTTACGTCAAAAGAGAGGAGGATGCACCATGCGCCCCACAATGAGCATTCACGACTGCTGCGAGGTCATGCGGGCAAACCAGATATCTGTAGGTGAACCTACACTTATGGCAATGATTCAAGCGGGGATGTTTCCCGGGTGGTCTGTTCCCTCTGTGGACACAAAGACCGCCGCGCCGCTGATCTCCCGCGCCGGGTTTGTAGCGTGGCTGAAGGATTTCTACCAATTAAAGGAGGTATACGGAATATGAAACGACTGAACACCCTCACCCTTGCCGGTTTCGCGGTGTGCGGCTTTCTGCTTGGCATGAAAGCGCTGGATCTGGTTGAAGCGGGCATCACCCTGCTGCTGATGGTCTGGGGTGGCTACGCCTACGGCGCTGCCGCTGCCCGCGCCCCGCTGGTGCTGTGGGCTGCGCTTGGCACGGCGGCAGCGCTTGGGCTGAGCTTGTACGAGCTGCACCTCGAGAACCAGCAGTATAAGCGCGGCAGCAAGGTGCACAAGCAGCCTGAGCACACCGTTAAGCCTGCAAACCGCAGAAAGGCGGGCTAACATGACGCTGGAAGAGCACATTCAGGCGCTGATTACGCAATACCAGAAGCTGCAGCACCGCCACAAAATGCGCGCCGACAATGCCTACTACCAGTTTCAAAGTGAGATGTGGCAGGCGATGTCAGACGACTACGCCATCATGGTAGAGGACTTGCAGCAGGCGCTTGAGAATGCGGAGGACGTACACAATGGCAAGCACTAACCCCTACAAATCCACCCGCATCTGCAAAGACTGCGGCAAAGTGATGACCAACGTGTCCAACACCAAGCTGTACTGCCCAGAGTGCGCCAAAAAGCGCCATGACGAGCAGACGGCAGCGTGGTTGGCAAAGCGCAATGCGGAGATCCGCACCCCTTACCAGAGGAAAGAAAGCCCGGAAGCCCGCATCAGGAACGCAGAGAAGCGGGATGCAGAATTTCGGGCAGATTGCCGGGCAGCGGATGCCGCCGGGCTGAGTTATGGGCAGTATATGCTGCTGAAAGCAAGCAAAAAACCCGCCGGTATTACCAGTACCGGCGGGTCGAGAAGAAAAGTTGATGGTTGAGCCCCATCACCACAAAAATACCACAATATGCGGCAAACCGCAAGGAGGTAAAGCGTGAAAACCTTAATTTTTATCGTTTTGTGCGCAAACCTTGGGTATATCGCCCTTGGTTTGCGGCACAACAACAGGAGGTGATCACATGGCACTTTTGAAGGTCTATGATGTGACCAAAAAGCAGACGGATGACCTTGTTTCATCGCAGAATATCGCAGACGTTTCGGACGCGATCATCATTACAGACGAACTTGTAAAGCGAGAGCCCGCCTATCTGTACAAGGTATTTGATTCCAGCATGAATGTTGTTTATATGAGGTGAATTTTTATGCAAAGCGATTCACAAAAGCGCCTTGCAAGGCGTGCCAGCATCAAGGAACTTTCCAACAAGGCCGAGGGCATCTATTACTACATTAAGCCGCAAAATATGCTGTTCAGGCTTATCAGTGCAGGCAATGAACTTGCCAGTTCAATCAACGGTGCAGTGGCGTATTTCACGCATTTTGCGCAGAACGGCAGTATGGATGACACCGCGAGCCGCGAGGTCATAGACCGCATCTATCGCAAAGTGGGCAGCATGATGTGCGATATTGACATCATCCACGCGGCAGGAGGTGCAGAAATCATGCCTGAACCGTATGAAAGCATAGATTTTTGTTACATGATTGAGTTCCGCACCCTTCTGCGGGAAGCAGTCATCAACGGACTGCCAGATGATTACAAAGGCGTGCAGCAGAACCCGACACAAATCCGTCTCATGAAGCCCTGCGTTGCGTACAATGTCGCAATCCCAGATGAGTATGACGATCCGTTTTTTGACCAGTTTGTCCGCAAAGAAGAGCAGCGAGACCGGAAAATCGTATTCCGGTGCACAAAGTCCGAACTTGACGCTATCAAGCGTTATGCACATATCATCGATGTAAAATACACTGAGGAGGAGATTCATCATGCCTGATACCAAAATCGAAAAGACCCCTGTTGAGCAGCTTCAGAAGCCCGCAGCGCCCGCCGAAACCCTTACTCCTGTCAATCCCCCTGCCGCACCCGCACATCGCGCCCTCTCCTACGCTGAGAAAGTGCAGGGATTGACCGCAGACGAACGGATCTGGCAGCTGGCAAAGTCCAAGGCTGTTGCACTGTCCAATCTGCCGGACGGCTGGTTGCCCAAGACTTACGCGGGCAACGTTGGTGCTTGCGCCATTGCCTGCGACATGGCACAGCGCATTGGAACCACCGAGTTGTTCGTGATGCAGAACCTTTACGTTGTTTACGGTCAGCCCACTTGGAGCGGCAAAAGCTGCAAGGCGCTTATCGACAACAGCGGCCAGTTTGCAGGCCGCACCCGCTACCGCATGGAGGGCGAAGAAGGCACCGACAACTGGGGCTGCCACCTGATCGGCGTGGACAAGCTGACCGGCGAAAAGGTAGAAGGACCGAAGGTCACGGTGCAGATGGCAAAGGATGCAGGCTGGTGGAACAAAAACGGCAGCTACTGGCCGAAGATGACCGAGATGATGCTCAAATACCGCGCCGCCGCCTACTTTGCTCGCGCTGAGTGCCCGGAGGTGCTCATGGGCGCAAACATCGACTACGAGGCAGGAGCTGGAGACAGTGCAGAGGAGGAACCGAACCATGCTTAACGTTGTAGCAATCATGGGTCGCCTTGTGGCAGACCCGGAACTCCGCACAACCCAGCAGGGCACCAACGTGTGCACCTTCCGCATTGCCTGCGAGCGTAGCTATACCCAGAAGGGCCAGCAGCGTCAGGCTGATTTTGTGGATATCGTGGCATGGGGCAAGACCGCCGAATTTATCTGCAAGTTCTTCCAGAAGGGCAGCATGATCGCCATTGACGGCAGCCTGCATACCCGGAATTATCAGGACAAGCAGGGCAACAAGCGCACAGCGGTGGAAGTCGTGGCGAATAATATCAGCTTTGCAGGCGCAAAGGCGGCAGACAAGCCCGCTGCCACGTCCTACGAGCAGCAGACGAGGAATCATGTGCAGCAGGCAAAAGCCGCGCAGAACGCCCCGCAGCCCGCATACACGCAAGGCAGCATGGATGACTTTTCTGTAATCTCGGATACGGACGACTTGCCGTTCTGAAGGAGGAGATAAAAATGAGCGTGAAAGGCTATAAGGTTTTCAACCCTGATTGGAAATGCAAAGGTAAGCAGTATACTTGCCCCGGCACTTTTGAAGAGGATGTAAACCCGTCTGTCTGCAATGTGGGTATGCACTTTTGCAAAAATGCCGCCGACTGTTTCCGTTATTACGATTTTGACCCGAACAACCACGTTGCTGAAGTGATCGCTTGTGGAACGGTTGCAGAGGGCGAGGATAAGTGTGCAACGAACAAGCTGGAAATCGTGCGGGAAATCCCTTGGACTGAAGTCCTTGAGATCGTGAATACGGGAAAGGCTTGCACTGGACGTTGCAACAGCGGCGACCGCAACAGCGGCGACTGGAACAGCGGCGACTGCAACAGCGGCAACCGCAACAGCGGCGACTGCAACAGCGGCAACCGCAACAGCGGCGACCGCAACAGCGGCGACGGCAACAGCGGCGACTGGAACAGCACATCCTTTTCCAACGGCTGTTTTAACACGGTATCGCCCAAAATCTATATGTTCAACAAGCCTACTGACTGGACGTTTGAGCAGTGGCTTAACTGCCGTGCCCGGCGTTTGCTGAACGAGATTGACGATTGCCCGCTTGAGTACGTCTATCTGTCTGATATGACCGATGAGGAAAAGGCGGCGCACCCTGAAGCTGAAACTACGGGCAGTTATCTGAAGAATCGCACCACATCTGACAATGCCCGGAAGTGGTGGGCGGGGCTTGACGCCGATGATCGCAACATCATTTTCAGCTTGCCGAACTTCGATGCGGCGATTTTCAAGGAAATCACGGGGATTGACGTAAGCAAAGACTGACACATCTCAAGAGCAGCTCTATCTGGCTATATGGGTGTGCGGAAGGAGGTGAATACATACGGCTACAGGAAAAAGATACTACTGGCTAAAACTCAAAGACAGCTTCATGCGGTCTGACGCGGTAGATTTTCTCATGGGTCAGAAAAACGGCGCAAACTATGTGGTGCTGTACCAGATGCTCTGCCTTATGACCATCAACACCAACGGCAGGCTTTCGCGGCAGATCGGTGAAGTGATCATTCCGTATGACGTGGACAAGATTCAGCGCGATACTAAGTGGTTTTCTAACGATACGGTGCGCGTCGCGCTGGGACTTTACGCGAAACTTGGGCTGATTTATCAGGAAAAAGACGGCACGTTGGTGCTTGCAAACCACTCGGAAATGGTCGGAAGTGAGACAGATTATGCAGCGCAAAAAAAGTTGCAAAGAACGAACCAGCGTCAAATTGATGCAGAACACTGTGGACATTGTCCACAGGATGTCCACACAGACGTCCACAAAAATGTCCATACAGATATTAGAGATAAGATATTAGATATAGATAAGTCGTCGTCATCTAAAGATGACTCCTCCTATATAGGGACGAGGACGACGAAATCTCTGGTGGATTTTTTTCGGGAGAATGTCAGCAAGCTGAGCAAGACCGGAGAAAAAGAACTGACCGGCTACATAGAGCGCATGGGCGCGGATCTTGTGTACGCGGTCATGAACAAGTGTGTGGATCTGGGCGGCGGCAGCTGGGCGTATGTCCGCAAGGCGCTTACAGAAGCCGAGAGACTGGGTTGCAAGACTGCTGCGGAGTATAACCAGCTTTGCCCCATCGGTGGAAGCCGGGCAAAAGGCATTCGCGTGGACAGAGCAGAGCCGTCCGGCAACGATATTTTGAGCCCGGAAATCATGGCAAGAAGCCAAGAACGCCTGCGGGAACGCCTGCGGAAATGCAAGAAAGGGGCAGATGACCTTTGACAAATCCATGCTGCAAAGACTGCCCTGCCCGGTATCCGGCGTGTCACGACAGCTGCCCACAGTTTGCAGCTTGGCGCAAAGAGCACGCCAAGGAGACGGACTATAACCGGCAAATGACCGTGTTCGGCAGGGTCTACCGCTACGACTACGAGGACAAGCACCGGGAGAAGGGCAAGAAAAAATATTTGGGCAAAAACGGAGGAGACAAATGAAAGCAGTCCTTTTGAGCATCCGGCCAAATTGGTGCAAGCTGATTTGGAGCGGGATGAAAACCGTGGAGGTGCGCAGGAACCGCCCGAAGCTGGAAACGCCGTTCAAGGTGTACATCTACTGCACAGGTGCAGGAAACTGGTGGCAGAGATTTCCGAAAACTGGATTACAGCAGATGGAAGAACGTGTTATCGGAACATTTGTGTGTGACAAAATCTATAAAATCGACAGGGACAGCATCGGATTCAATTTCACGGCTCCAAGCTTGAGTTTGCCGGTTTACACACTGCCGGAAAACAACGATGAAGAAGGAAATGTAAAACGAGAGGAGCTTACAACCTGCCTGACGGATGCAGAACTTTCTAAATACCTCGGCATTCATCCGGGATACGGCTGGCACATTTCTGACCTAAAAATATGGGATGAGCCGGTAAAGCTCAAAAATTTTTGGGGCATGAAGCCTTGAAGGCATGTTGGCGACTGTTGCACTTGTCTGCAATGGGACAACCAAAAAGAAAATTGCAGTGCGTCAAGATACATCTCACGCCAGCCACAAAGCTGGTGCTACATGGAGGACGGCGAATGATAAAGAAATTATACACAGTTTCTCCTTGCCCAAAATGTGGAAGTGGATTTCTTGCGTGGGGAAAGAAAATCAAGACCATCAATCCGAAGATAACAGTGTTGTCAGCCCCAAGAACTGAAATTTGTTGCCTGATGTGCGGTCATTATGCGCCAACACTCAAGCAGTGGAACAACGAGGAACGGAAGAAATGCACTTGACCTTCTACGGTGACCCCCGCACAAAGAAAAACAGTGCCCGCATCCTGCAAGGGCGCGGAGGACGGCGCTTTGTGGCCCCAAGCGCGGCGTTTGAGGAATACCAGACCGCTTGCCTGTGGCAAATACGCGCCCCGCCTGAGCCTATTTCTGCCCGCGTAAACGTGCGGTGCGTGTACTACATGGCTACCCGGCGCAAGGTAGACCTTGCAAATCTGATCGAAGCCACCTGCGACATACTGGTGACAGCCGGTGTGCTGGCAGACGACAACAGCCGCATCGTCGCCGCGCACGATGGCAGCCGGGTGGACTACGACAAGCAAAACCCCAGAGTGGAGATCTGGATCGAGGAAATGGAGGAAGAACCTTGAAAGCACATATCACGACAAAATGCAAACCGTGTCCGTTCTGCGGAGCAAGAGCGGATGAAATTGAGAGTATCACCGGAATGGACTTAATTGCCTGCTCAAACTACAGCGGCTGCGGCGCAATCGTCAGCTTTAACAACAAGGACTGCGATGAACGCGGTGTTTCTCCGGTGGTGTATTTCAACCGGAGAGCAGAACAGAACGGAGGTACAGTATGACTATTGAAGCTGCAATGTTGCAAGCGTTTCTGCTACTTCTGGCTGCAGTGACGATTGTTTCCGCAATTGTAGCTATTGTTTGGCTGCTTGTATACCTTGCATGGTTACTTGTAGACCACCCCGGTGTGATGTTTTTTATTGTGGCTGCCGTTCTTTTTGTTATCTTAACAATTTTTTTTTATGTTGGAGGGAATGCAACATGACACGCACATGGACACATGAAAGTGAACAGCCAAAGCCGCGCACCGGCGTGGACTACCACACGGTAAAGGCGTGGTTCCAGCAATGCAGAGATCTGGCAGACGCGGTAGAAGCGCAAAAACAGAAGATCCAGCGCATCCGGGAAGTTGCCGAAAAGACCACCCCAAGCCTGAACGGGATGCCCGGCGGCTGTGGTGCCGGTGACAAGGTCGGGCTTGCTGCAGCAGATATTACGGACGAGCAGCGCCGTCTGCAGCAGATGGAAACAGACCTTTGCCTGCTGCGCATTGATGCCACCCGGCGGGCGTACTGTATCACGGCAAGCAAATCCAGCAAAAAACAGGCTGCCTGCCTGTGCCTGTACTACGTCAAGAACAAAAAGCAGCGCGAGGTCTGCGAGGAGTTGGGGCTTTCGGAAGAAAATCAGGTCTCCATCTACATTAAGTGGGGCAGCATCTATCTGGCAGAGATTTGGGACAGCTTCGGCAATGTTGCACAAACCGCACAAAACCCGCCCTGATTTTTTGCAATGCACCTTCATACTGCAAATATCCAAATGACACGGGCATTGTGCTAAAATTGGTATAAGCGGAACCGCCGAAAGCGGTGAGACGCTTGCAACGCAGTCTCCGAAACGAATCCCCCACAAATGCTTTCCTCCTAAGGCTTGACAGGCATTTTTCTTCCTCTCGTTTCGCGGGCTACTTCTATGCCGTTATAGCTCAATTGGCAGAGCGCCGCCGAGTTAAGGCGGGACAACGCTGGTGACACATCTCGGACATCACTGCGCACTTAACCAATGCGCATATACAGACTTGATGGTACCGGTTCGAACCCGGTTAACGGCTCCACAACGCTGCTCCCCCAAAGCAGCGGCTACCTGACGCATGGGCTGACACCCCGCTTGTGGCTGCGTGTAGAGTGGCAGGGTATCCTTACCTGTCCTCACAACCTCCGCACGCACCGGAGGCCACATAATCCGTACACCGGTTTCCATAATTCCCCCGGCAGGATGTGCGTCAACAGAACCAGCATGGAAACGTGCTGGTTTTTCTTTTGTTATATGCCGCCTGAGCGCAGTTTGGAGCGCGGCGCGTGTGTGTAGACACGGCTGGTTCGATTCCAAGGGCGGCTTTTTATATTCCCGTAGTTCAGGTGATGGAACAGCGGTCTCCAAAACCGCAGGCTGCAGGTTTGAGCCCTGCCGGGAATGCCATTTGCGTACCCTGTGAGGGGGCTGCGCAGATAGCCGGGCATCTGGCGGCGAAAGTTCCAGATGCAGCGGCGCTCCACCGTTTACGTTGTCCGAAAAACTGAATGTACGGAGCGCTGCTTATTTTGATATTCTGCCGTCCGTGTGGGCGGCTTTTCTTTTAAGCGATTTTTTGAGAGGTGGTGGCAATGACCTACAAGAAAAAGAATCCGGTAGGCGCACCGCCGAAATATAAAAATTCCGCAGAAATGCAGGAAAAGATAGATGCTTACTTTGCTGACTGTGAAGGAGAGCTTTTGCAGGACGCGAATGGAGCACCGGTTCTGGATAAGTACGGAAATGAAATCTATCTGCATCAGCGCCCGCCCACTGTCACCGGATTAGCGTTGGCTTTGGGGTTTGCGTCGCGAAAATCGCTGCTGGAATATCAAGGCAAGCAGGAATTTGTAAACACGATTACGCGCGCAAAAGCCCAGTGCGAAAAATACTCCGAAGAGCGGTTGTTCGACCGGGACGGAACGAACGGAGCGCAATTCAGTCTGAGGTTTAACTTTGGCTGGGACAACAAAGAGGAAAAAACAGAAGAAAACGAAAGCGCAAGCCCGGCAGTCTCCGAAAACAGGCTGTTCGAGCTTTTGGCACCGCAATTCCTGCCGACATGGCAGAAGATCATGCGAGGTGATGCAGACGAAGCGCTGGAAAAGGGTGGACGCGGATCCACAAAATCCAGCTTCTGCAGCATCGGCATTATCAAACTTCTGCAATTGCACCCGGATTGCAACGCGGTATGCATCCGAAAGGTGGGCAATACCCTGCGAACGTCCGTATATGCACAGATGCAGTGGGCAGTAGACCAGCTGGAACCCGGAACGTGGAAATGTACGGTCTCTCCAATGGAGATGACAAACAAAAACACAGGTCAGAAGATTCTCTTTTTTGGTCTGGATGACCCCGGCAAGCTTAAATCTATCAAACTGCCGCGCGGATACATCGGCATTCTATGGTTTGAAGAGCTAGACCAGTATGACGGAGAGGAACAAATCCGCAACGTGGAACAGTCCTGTATGCGTGGAGGAGATTTCTCTTTCACGTTCAAGAGCTTCAACCCGCCTGCATCACCCCGTAACTGGGCAAACCGTTATGCTCTGGAAGTGCGCGACCGCAAGATCATCCAGCACTCCGACTACACGATGGTGCCGCAGGAGTGGCTTGGCAGGCGTTTCCTTGATGACGCAGAAAATCTAAAGAAACGCAACCTGATCGCCTATAAGCATGAGTACTTGGGCGAGGTGACCGGCTGCGGCAAGGAAATCTTCACCAACATCAAGGCAGAAAAGATAGACCCTTCCAAGTTCGAGCGCAAATACCACGGAATTGACTGGGGCTGGTATCCAGACCCCTTTGCTTATAACTGCATGAGCTACGATGCAGCCCGCAAGACCCTGTATATCTATGACGAGATCACCGTGCGGCGTACCCGCAACGAGGACACGTTCAAGATGCTGCAAGACCGGCACGTTATGGAGCACCCGGAGAGCGAGCGACTGACCGCAGACAGCGCAGAAAACAAGAGCTGCACCGACTTTACCGCGTGGGGTATCAAGTGCTTGCCAGCGCTGAAAGGCCCCAACAGCGTGGGGCAGGGCGTGAAGTGGCTGCAAAGCCTGACCGCCATTGTGATAGACCCGGTGCGATGCCCGGACACTCTGAAAGAGTTCACAGAGTACGAGTATGATGCCGATAAAAACGGCGAGCCGCTGCCCGGATACCCCGACCACGATAACCACCACATAGACGCAACACGGTATGCAATGGAGCTTGTGTGGCACAAGCCCGGAAAATAAGGAGCAAAGCAAGTGAGAACATATCAAGACCTTGAAGCGGTGCAGAACGACCCTGCCGCAAAAACCGCTTTTGTGCAGAGTTTTATCGCAGAGCACGCCAACAGCGACCCGGTGCGTACTGCTGAAAAGGCTGATAAGTACGACAGGCAGCTCAACACCGGCGTTGATGATTTTTTGGACGCGCTTGCCGACATCGACTACAAACTCAACGGCATCACCAAGAGAACCCGCCCGGAGACCGTGAAAAGCAACTCCTTCCACCGGCTCAACGTGCAGCGCGTGGCGTATAGCCTTGCAAACGGCATTACCCTGCCGGGTGAGGACAATATAAAGACAAAGTTGGGCGAAAACTTTGACGAGCAGCTTTACCGGCTGGGCTACCTTGCCTGCATCCACGGAGAAAGCTTTGGCTTTTGGAACAACGACCATCTGGACGTGTTCAAGCTGACTGAGTTTGCGCCGCTGTACGATGAGAAGGACGGCACCATGCGAGCCGGTATCCGGTTCTGGCGCTTGCCGCCAGACAAGCCCATGCACGCTGTACTGTATGAGGAGAGCGGCTACACCAGCTACACCGAGGACAGCAAGGGCGAGCACCTGCTACATCAGGACGACAAGCAGCAGCCCTACAAAACCACCACGACCACCACCCCCGCCGGGGACGAGATCGTAGAGGGCGAGGGCTACGGCGCGCTGCCCATTGTGCCGATTTGGGGCAGCAGCGCCAAGCAGAGCACGCTTGTCAACCTGAAAGGCTATATTGACAACATTGACCTGATCGTCAACGGCTTTTGCGATGACCTGCGCGAGTGTGCGCAAGTGTACTGGCTTATTTCCAACTACGGCGGCATGAATGACGATGACTTGCGCCGGTTCATGCAACGGCTGCGGTTCAACCACGCCGCAAACGTGGACAGCGCCGGAAACAACGGCGGCAGTGTGCAGCCCTACACGCAGGAGATCCCCACACAGGCGCGGGAGACCCTGCTGCAGCGGCTGCACAGCTCTCTGTATGAGGATTTCGGCGGGCTGGATGTACATTGCGTAAGCGCAGACAGCACCAACGACCATCTGGAAGCCGCCTATCAGCCGCTGGACGAGAACGCCCGGGACTTTGAGCAGCAAATCACCAAGTTTGTGCGTCAGGTGCTCAAAATCGCCGGGCTGCCGGACGCAAAGCCGCAGTACACCCATGTGCGCATCTCCAACACCAAGGAGCAGGTAGACATGGCGCTTGCGGAAGCGGCTATCATCGGCAACGAGATGGCAATTGAGCTGCTGCCGAACCTCACACAGGAGCAGAAGGAGCAGGCAAAGGCCGCGCTGATGGCTGAGAGTGTAGAGCGGGAAGAAACGGATGAAAACGAGGACACCGGCGGTGGTGAAGAATGAAAACCGAACTTGACCGCATCTCTACCCGGCAACTGAACAGCCTGCGCCGCCGCATTTTGCGGGTCTATGGAACCGCCCGCCGGGAAATGACCGAGCAACTGACCGAGTTTCTCGCAAAATACAAGCAGTTGGACGAACACAAGCGGCAGCAGCTGGAAGCTGGCGAGATCACCGAGAGCGACTACCGTACATGGCTGCGGAATCAGGTGTTTCAGTCCGATCTGATGCACCAGAAGCTGGACAACATCACCCAGACGTGCACCACAGCCCAGCAGACAGCGTACAAGCTGGCGCGAGATGAACAATATGATATCTTTGCCCTTGGCGCAAACTGGGCGTTCTACGAGCTGGAACAGGCCGCAGGCGTGGCGTTCAACCTGACCTTGTACAACACCGAAGCGGTCAAGCAACTGCTGCTGGAAAACCCCAAGCTTGTGCCCAACAAGCGCATCAAGAGCGAGAGCAACAAGACCTACGACGCCCGGGTGTTCAACCGGTACGTCACAAAAGGCATCATACAAGGCAAAAGCGTCCATGACATTGCGGTGCAGGCTGTAAAGGGCATGGCAGACACGGAAGTGCACTGGGCGATGAACAACGCGATCACAGCCCTTACAGGCGCACAGAACGCCGGGACGATGCAGCAGCTGCGCAACGCTGAAGCCATTGGCATTGAGGTGCAGAAGCGCTGGAACAGCACTTTGGACTACCGCACCCGCGAGACGCACCGCCTGCTGGATCAGGAGACCGCAGACCTTGACGAGCCGTTTAAGGTGCAGGGCTATGAGATCATGTACCCGGGAGATCCCAACGCCGCCCCGGAGATGGTCTATCACTGCCGGTGCAAATTAACCAGCGCGTTGGTCAAGTATCCGCGACAGACCGCAGCCCGAAGGGACAACATCACCAAAGATGTGACAGGAGACATGACCTACACCGAGTGGTACAAGGCAAAGGGCGGCACGGAAGCAGAACAGATGTGGCGGGCAGAGGAGCGCAAGAAAAAGAGGTGAGATAAGTGTGTGAGTATTGCGAGAGAGAACCGGTTTTCACAACGGATGCTCATGGGCACGACGTATACGACAAGGACAAGAGCCAAAAAGAACTTGACCCGGGCGGGATGTATAGCCAGCTTGTCATGGGAACGGACGAAGATGACCATGTATTCATAGAAGCTGACGAAGGGGCAAATCGTATGTGGTATCCAAACTTCTGTCCGGTTTGCGGACGTGATTTAAGGCCCATCAACCACCCGGAATCTGCCCCTAGTTTGGCCGAGAAATTTTTATTGTTAGAGCGTGATTTAGGATAAAAATGGAGTGAAAACATGAAAACAACTAACGTTCGTGTTGAGTATCATTTGGCAGAAGCGGACAGAGACCTTTTGCGGGGATTTATTACTGCTGTTGATTTTTTAAGAGAAGAGACAATAAATCGACCCGCATCAGAAAAAGACCTTATTGGTCAGATTTTGGCCAAAGCGGAACAAGGTCGCATCTTGATGAATCAGATCACAAACCAAAACAATCATGAAATTTAACTACAACATCAAAGTCACCGACAACACCCCGCGGCTCTATGAAGCGCTGGAAGCATGGGTGGAGCGTGTGCTGACAATCTGGGGCATGAAGGTGCAGGACTATGCCCAGCTTCTTGTGCCCACCGGCACGGCAGACAGCACCGGCATAGAGGGCTATGTGGGCGGTGCGCTGAAAGCGTCCCTTACCTACGTTGTATCAGCGGCACAAAAGACCGTGACCATCGGCTCAAACCTGTTTTACAGCGTCTATGTGGAGTTGGGCACCGGTATTTTTGCAGAGAAGGGCAACGGACGAAAAACGCCGTGGGTCTGGCAGGACTTCAACGGCAAGTGGCACTTTACCCGGGGCATGGCTCCCCGCCCCTTCCTACGCCCGGCGGTAGAAGATCATATCAAAGAACTGCAAGAGATTGCAGTAGAGGAAGCGAACAGGGAGGTATAAAAGCATGACAAAACTCGAAACTTTGAGCGCACGACTTGAAGAGGCCGTGAAAAAGCAGATAGAAGCTGATGAACTCTACAAAAAATCCGCAGAAGAAGTAGAGAGCATCAAGGCAGAGATGCTGGAGTTAAAAGAAAAGACGAAAACGCGAGCGGAATGGCGTGATGATTTTCGGACAGAGGTTGAATCTTCAAAGATTCGTCTCCAGAGCCTCTGCGAAAAAGCATTTGGAGAAAACGCAAGTATCAGAATCCAGTTGAGGACGCCGTTGTCTCCAATTACTCCCGGAATGGGAGAATTTAATACAATTTAATACTAAGCGGTTGGCGCACAGCGTCAGCCGCTTTTTTATGCCGTTTTCGCACAACTGGCAGTGCTCCCGGCTCATAACCGGGTAGTTGCAGGTTCGACTCCTGCAAGCGGCACCACACCGGCAGCACGTCCGGCAAAATAACCTGATCGCCAAGCATGGCAGCCCAAGCAAGGGCGGAAAGGACACACACATGGCACTCAAAAGAGCAGATATCCGCAAGATTCTGGAAAACGCCGAAACCTCCAACGATGACAAGGCAAAAGCCATTCTGGACGCCTTGCACGAGGAGACCGATGCCCTCCGGGACGAACTGGATACTGAGAAAAACGCCCGCATTGCAGCGGAGAAGGAACGGGACGCAGCCAACAGCGGTAAGCAGACCGCAGAGCAGGCGCTGACCGACTACAAGACCCAGCAGACCAAGAAGGACGCCCATGCAGCCAAGGAAGCAAAGTTCCGGGAGCAGCTCAAGGCCGCAGGTGTGCTGGAAAAGTACTTTGACCGCATCGTGCGCTTGTCTGGCGAGGACATCGACAAGATGGAACTGGACAGCAAGGGCAACGTAAAGAATGCGGACAAGCTGGCTGAGAGCCTGAAAACCGATTGGAGCGACTATGTGGGCAGCACCTCCACCAAGGGCGCACAGGTGGACAACCCGCCCGCAAACACCGGCTCCAAAATGACCAAAGACCAGATTTTTGCAATCAAGGACGCGGGCGAGCGTCAAGCAGCGATTGCAGCAAATGCCGACCTGTTCACAGGCGGCGGGAAGGAATAATCTATGGCAGCAAAAGAAAATCTGATTACCACCACCGAGATCACCGTCAACCCCCGGGAGATCGACTTTGTGACCCGTTTCCAGCGCAACTGGGATCATCTGCGGGAGATCATGGGCATCATGCGCCCCATCCGTATGCAGCCCGGCACTGTTCTGAAGAGCAAGTATGCACAGGGCACCCTGCAGAGCGGCACCGTGGCAGAGGGCGAGGAGATTCCCTACAGCCAGTACACCGTCAAGGAGAAGGACTACGGTAAGATCACCATCGAAAAGTACGCCAAGGCAGTCTCTCTGGAGGCTATCCAGAATTACGGCTATGAGGTCGCTGTTCAGAAGACCGATGACGAGTTTCTGTACGATCTGACCGCAAAGGTGACCGACAAGTTCTACAAGTACCTGAACACCGGCAGCCTGAAGGGCACCCCTAAGACCTTCCAGATGGCTCTGGCAATGGCAAAGGGCAGCGTGGAGAACAAGTTCAAGAATATGCACCGCACCGTTACCGGCGTTGTGGGCTTTGCAAACGTTCTGGACGTGGCGGAGTATCTGGGCACCGCAAACATCACCATCCAGAATCAGTACGGTTTCCAGTACATCAAGGACTTCATGGGCTACAACACCATTTTCCTGCTGTCCGATGGCGAGATCGCAAAGGGCAAGGTCATTGCCACCCCCGTGGACAACATCGTGATGTACTACGTTGACCCCTCCGACAGCGACTACGCAAAGGCCGGTCTGGTGTACACCACCGCAGGCGAGGCAAGCAATTTGATCGGCTTCCATACCCAGGGCAACTACACCACCGCCGTGTCCGAAAGCTTTGCCATTACCGGCGTGACTCTGTTTGCCGAGTATCTGGACGGCATCTCCGTCCAGACCATTACCCCGGGCGAATCGGTCTAATCTACAAAGGAGGTAACCCCGCATGACTGTGCCAGAACTGTGCGTGTACACGCGAAACTTCTTTGACCGGTACGATGACCCCACCGCCGGGGAATTTACTTTTACTGCAGATACTGTCCCCGCCGGGGTGTCCGCCGGGCAGTATTTCCTTGTGTGCGGGTCTATCTTTAACGACGGCGTGCACAAGGCGGGAGACGGAGACCTTACCCCGGAAACCTTCACCGGCACGGTGCAGCCCATGCGCGTCCCTCCTGATTTTGTGGCGCTTGCCCAGAAGATCACCGACTACGATGCATCCGACCCCGGAGGCGGGCGCTATGTTTCCCAGTCCTTCAACGGATGGAGCGGCACAATGGCAACCGGCACGGACGGCTTGCCCGCAGACGGCTGCACCCGCTACCGCCGGGAGATCAACCAATGGAGGAAACTGTAATGTCTGTAAACGATTTCACGAAATTTACCGTGATGGAGAATTTCACCAAGAGATTCTGTTTCATGGTCAAAAAGCTGGTATCGGACGGCCTGTTTGGCTCTACCACCACATGGGAGGACGGCATGGAGTTCCTTGCCATCGAACGCCACGACCAGACCATTGAAGCGCAGCAGGCAGAGCAGCAGGGCACGGCATCCACCTACTCCCTCTATGTGGATAAGGGCATCAAGCTGTCCCCATTCGACCACATCAAGCGTTTGGACGATAAGCAGATCTATGAGGTGACCACAGCAAGCAGCGACAAGATTTCGCCCGCCGAAAGTCAGATGAATCTTGCCGTTGTGCAGTGCAAAAAGGTGGTGCTTTCCTGATGGGCGCAGAAGAAGCCATTACCACGGCGCTGAACAGCTTTTTTACGATGTTCGATGTTCCTGTGTACCCTGAGGATTCCGTTCCGCCGGGCGCTTCCCTGCCCTATATCACGGTGAAGCTGGTCATTCCTAAGGGATTTGACGAGAGCAACACCTTCCATGCGCGGCTTTGGTATCCGGTGGACGGCGGCAAGCTGCCCCTCATCCGCAAAGCAGATGAGATTCGCGCTGCCCTTGGTGATGGGCTTACCATCGAGTGCGAGGGCGGCGCAATTCTTTTATGCGCAGGCAATCCGTGGGCGCAGTCTATGGACAATCCACCGGAAAAATACCTGTGCACATACCTTACTTTTGACGTCACATCCTTTGTGGTGTGAGAAAGGATAACGCATGAACAAAATGTATCACGCCATTTCGGCAGATGCTTTCAAAAAGCTTCAGTTTCAGGCTGGCGCACTGCTCAAGAAGTTTGACACGACTGAAGCGACCCCCATTGCAGCAGAGGATATGGTCTGTCTGACCTCTGGCGGCATATCCATCACCTGCAAGCCCAATACCGTGGACTTGGGTGAGGATCTGGACGAGGTGCCCGAGAACACCTATCAGCTGAAGCACATCACCAGTTGGGATTGTGGTCTGTCTACCACCTGCATGACCGTGAGCGCCGACACCATCAAGCTGGAACTGGGCGCTGCGGACGTGGAAGCCAACAAGATCACCGTGCGCGAGGACTACACGGAATCGGACTTCCAGGATATCTGGTGGCATGGAAACCTGATCGGCGGCGGCTATGCTGCGGTCAAGCTGATGAAGGCCGCGAGCGATGGCGGTCTGGAACTGAAAACCAACAAAGACGGCAAAGGCAACCTCAATCTGAGCCTGAAGGGGCACTACGACATGAAAGACACCAGCAAGGTGCCTATGGAGTTCTACGTCAAGGAGGCAGAGTAATGATCCTTACTATCAATCTTGACCCCGTGGAAGCCCTGCCCAAGCTGTATGACGCGGTGGACGGCATCACCCGCATGATCATGGACGCAAAGGACAATGTGGACAACCCGGAGACCAAAGCCGCCCGGGAGACCATTGTTGCCAACGCCCTAAAGCTGCTGGGCGCAGAGCCTGCCGAAACCGCAGAGGGCAAGAAAAAGCTGACCCCGCGCGAGTTTGCGCTGGCTGCGCTGGACTTTATCAAGCCGCTGATGAAGCTTGACCCGCAGCGCACCATGAACGCCCTGCACCAGCTGTACACGCTGGAAAAGGGCGAGAAAGACACCCTGCCTAAGGCGTTCACCGCGCTTACCAAGTCCGTGATGCAGGAGGATATGCAGGATTTTTTGTCATCGCTGGCCGACTTGAACGGCCTGAGTTTTGGCACTACCTCTGCCGAGCCGAACTCCAGCATCTCCGCGCCTACGGAATAAAGTATTTCGTCTGGTTCGTCATCAGCGAGATGCGCGAACGCCACCGCACAAAAGCATACAAGCTGTATACGGCTGATATGCTTTTTCTTTGTGCTGTATCGCTGGGGCAGCAGGTGGAGCAGTCCTTCAGCGAGATCATGGCAGAGTATGACAAGCCGCTATCTGAGCGCCGACACGAAACAACGCTGGAAGAAGTGCAGGCGTGTTGGGAAAAGACGCTTGCAGACAGTAAAAAAGCCGCAGAGCAGAACGGAGGTGGTGAGACCTGAATATTTTTAATTTGATGGCCACTTTGGGGCTTGATACCTCCGAGTATGAGCAAAGCATCGAGCAGGCCAGAAAAGAGACGCAAAGCGCCGCAAACTCGCTGAACCGAAGCGCAAACACCGCCGGGAGCGGCGTTTCAGGCATGGCAAGCCAGTTTGCAGCAGCCAGCGCAAAAGCGACTGTCCTTGCAAATATGCTTACTTCGCTTGGGACAAAGGCGGTAGGCCTTGCAAAGGGCTTTGTGGAGCTGGGCATTTCATACAATGCCCAGATAGAAAAGTACACCACCGGCTTTACCAATATGTTGGGCAGCGCACAGGCCGCACAGGAAGCTATGCAGGCAATTCAGGAGGACGCAGCCCGCACCCCGTTTGACGTGGCATCCCTGACGCAGGCAAACCAGCTGCTTATCAGCGCGGGCGAAAATGCTGCATATTCCCGCAAGGTCATCAATGCACTGGGCGATGCAGTTTCCGCAACTGGCGGCGGCAACGTCGAACTATCCCGCATGGCTGCAAACCTGCAGCAGATCGCAAACGTGGGCAAAGCTGCAGCGATAGACATCAAGCAGTTTGCCTATGCGGGCATCAATATCTATCAGATTTTGGCAGACTACACCGGCAAATCTGTGCAGGAAGTCCAGAACATGACCATCAGCTACGACCTTCTTTCGCAGGCTCTTATAGCCGCCAGCGAGGAGGGCGGGCGTTACTATAACGCCATGGACACCCAGAGCCAGACCATGAACGGGCGTATATCCACCCTGAAGGATAACGTCAGCCAGCTTGCAGGGCTTATGACCGGAGACCTTTCCTCCGGCATCGGCGTTGTGATAGGCCACCTGAACGACATGGTTGTCGCAGCGCAGGAAGCCTACAAGGAAGACGGCTGGAAGGGTCTCGGGAACGCAATTCTTGAGCTGGATAATCCCATTAGTGCCATCATCAAAAAGTTTGGGCAGCTTGGAAGTGCCGCTGTCAGTGCGCTGGACAAAGCAAGCTACTATCTGAACAAGGCACTGGGCAAAAATGCTTATGCGGGGTACGACAGCTACGAGGACTACAAGTCAGACCAGCAAAAGCAAAGCAACAGGAACCGGCTGCGGCAAAATGCGCTTTCCGGCAAAAGCGTAAGCAATAAAAGCTGGTCTGAGCGACAAGCAGAAGCAGCGGCCGCGAGCGGCGGCAGCTCCATCGTCACAAGCCCTTCCAGTTCCTCCGGCAAGAGCACCGGCACAAAATCCAAGACGGAAACCGTCATAGCGTCCGTGTCGAACACCGCAACCACCACCGCACAGAATGCGCTGGGCGCTGTGACTACAAGCGTTGAGACCTTGCAGGAGAAGGTAAAGGACGCAGCGGGCAACATCAAAGACCGCGTGACCGAGACCACCACCGAAACCGGTAAAGAGATGGTCAACGGTGTTGCTACCACCTATACGCTTGTGACCAAGAAAGTTACGGACGCGAACGGCAAGATAAGCACCACGACCAAAAAGGTCTACGCCGATATGTCCAAGACCCTGCTTGGCACCCTGACAACCATTGCAGAAAAGACCTTTAATGGCATCACCACCACCACGCAGCAGGCCGTGGAAACCTACGCGGACGGCAGCCAGCACATCAAGACCACCGCAACCGAGACCGGCGAGCGCATTGTGGACGGCTTGCGGCAGACCTACACCAAGGTCATCAGCTACATTGACGGCGTGCAGGACAAGGTGACAGAGACCGCGCAGAACATTGACAAGAGCATCAAGGCGACCCAAAAACGCATTGATGCGAACCTGAGCAAAGCACAGCAGCAGTTTAACAGCGGCATTTTCAAGATCGGCAAGAACCTTTATACCGACCTGAAGAATCAGGACTGGGCAGCGCTTGGGCTGGATATCGTCAATGTGATGTGGGGAGAGGTATCACAGGAGCAACGCGAGGTGCTGTCCGACTGGGCTGCCAAAGCGCTGGACGCCATCAACGAGGCGTATTCCGGCGGTGGTTTGAGCGAAGCGTTTAAAGCCTTTAAAAATGTGCTGTCCAACGGTATCAAAGCTGAGACAGACGGCGTCACAACGGACGTTAAGGGCTTGAGCAAAGTGTTTCAGGATCTGGGCATCAACGTTTCCGACGTTGGCGGCGAGATCATGGGTGTGCTGAACGCCATTGGCTCGGGCATGGGCAGCTTTGCCCTCAACGCGGGCACGGATATTGCAAACCTTGGCGCGAGTATGGGCAGCCTTGGCACCATCGCAGAGGGCGCAGGCGGTCTGATCGATAAGGTGGGCAGACTAATCATGGCAAACCCGGAAGTTGCCGCCATCGTGGCCATTGTGGCCGGCGTGGCGGCGCTGGGTGCTGCACTGTTTGCAAAGTTTGGCAAGAGCAGCGGCGGGCAGGCTGTGAGCCACTACGAAAGCCCCTTTGCCGGGCATGACGTGTATGACAGCCTGACCGAGTTTTCCACCCGGGCAGCCATGCAGCACCGCTACATGGAAAAGACCACCGGCACGGATGCACAGCTGGGCATCCTGCAGCAGATCCGCGATATGCTGGACGAGCACCTGCCGGACATCGGCACCGGTCAGCTTGTCATGGACGGCGAAAAGGTGGCCGATATGCTCACCCCGCGCCTTGCTACCAACATGGACACCAGCATGGGCGTGTACACCCTGCGGGCAGAAAGGGGTGTTTAAATGGCAATTCACAGCGCAAAGCTGGGCAATTACGACACCCTTGCAACATGGGGACTGTACATGAAGGTGGGCAGCCCGAATATCGGCGAGCCTGAGCCGGACGAGACCCTTGTGCAGGTCACCGGCTCTGATACGCTGCTTAACCTTACCACCGCACTGGACGGCAAGGTGCACTACAAAAAGCGAACCATCACCATGGAGCTGCTTTGCACCACACCGAAAAAGCTGTGGAAAATACTGCAAAGCCGTCTGCACAATGCCCTTGAAGGCAAGTGGCTGCAATGCGTGTTTGACGATGACCCCTCTTGGTACTGGGAAGGGCTCTGGCACGTCAAATTCGTGCCGGAGCGGCTTTCCGCTACGGTCACCATCACCGGCACCTGCAACCCGTATAAGTACAACGTCTACGACGGCACGCAGGATATCCGGTGGGACGACATCAACTTTGAAACGGACATCCTGCGGGACTACCGCAGCATTGCGCTGCCAGCCGATACGCCGGTGGACGTGGTCATCTACGGCGCACCGCACACCGCTGCGGTCTACTTCCAGCGCAGCGAAAGCAAGGCAAATGTGTCGTTGCAGGTCAACAAGGCCTATGCGGGCAGCCTTGCAAAAACGACCGAGTGGCAGTATCTGGAGGGGCTGGATATCCCGGACGGCGAAAACGTCACCCTGACCGTTACCGCCACCGCTGCGAGCAGCATCACCATCAAATATTTGGGAGCAAGTCTATGAGCTACAAGATATACGCAGGCACGCAGGACGATGTGGACAGCTGGGAAAACCGGGTCTGCATCTACGCACCCGGCTCTGCGCTGGAGACCACGAAGCTGATCAGCCCCACCCTGACCCGGGAGTTTGGTAAGGCGGGAAGTCTGGAATTTACTATCCCGCTGGGCAACGTGGCGCACAGCGCGCTGCAAAAGCTGAAAACAGTGGTATCCGTGGAACAGGACGGCAAAGAGATCTGGCAAGGCCGGATCATGAACCACGAACAGGATTTTCTGCTGCGGCAGAAGATGTACTGTGAGGGCGAGCTTGCCTATCTCAACGATACAGATGTACCGCCCTACACCGCCAAGGACGTGACCATCCGGCAGTTTCTGGACTTCCTCTGTAAGAATCACACCAGCCTTACTGACAGCTATAAGAGCTTCCGTATCGGAAACGTCACAGTGGAGGGGCAAAAGCGGTATGTGCCAGTAGCCGAAAAGTGCTATCTGAAGCTGGACTACAAGGCCGGCAGCCCGGATCCAGACGGAGACTACCGTCAAGATTGGGGGCTGTACGCCAAGAGCGGCAACCGGCTTATTGAAAACTTCTCCACGGTCTACTCCGACTACGAGGAAGTGCAGACCCCGCCAGAAAAGAGCTGGGCACTAAACGAGATCAAGACCGGAGCAGACTATCTGATCTGGCGCACAGGAGACAACCAGTTTACACTCCGCCGGAACGCGATCTCTCAGGGCAGCAAGACCTATGATGCAGAGCAGACCATTGTTACCCCGTCCATCACTACGCCAATAGAAACCTATAATTTTGACGGCATCATTAAAGTGACCAAAAAAGACACAGAATCCACAACGTACAGAATCAAAACGGAAAAAGACGGCACGGTCAACGTGTATGTCAACGGGGTAAAGTCTGCAGACTACACCCCGCAGCTTGTGGAGGAGCTGCACGAGTTCGGCGACGGCAAGAACTATGGCAAAACGTGGGACATCCTGCAAAGCGAGCTTGTGGATGTGTACGGCGGCTATCTGGTAACCCGGCACGAAACAATTCCTTACCCCATGTTCCCCGGTCTGTACAAGAGAGCACGCTATCTGGACTATGTACAGTACGCGACCGAGCGCAATGTGCAGGGCATTACCTTCGGCACGAACTTGCTGGACTTGTCCAGTTACGTCAAAGCCGAGGACATTGTTACCCGGGTGATCGCCATCGGCAAGAAAAAAAGCGGATGGTTTATTTGGGAGACCACCAACACCCTGACCGCCACCGCCAACGATGAAACCGCCCAGAAGCTGTACGGACTTATCACCCGGTATCTGGCGCTGGACGGCACGTCCAGCACACAGCAGTCCCTGCAGGACGCGGCAGACACAGAGCTTGGCAAGCATCTGCGCCTTGCAGATGGCATCACAGTAAAAGCCGTAGACCTGAAGGACGCTGGCGTGGACGTGGACAGGATCGCTTTTGGCAAGCTGACCCACATTATTTCCGCGCCACATGGCATTGATGTGTGGATCAACTGCAACAAGCTCGTAGAGCCGCTGGACAAGCCCGCAAAGAAGGAGTTTACCTTCGGCAAAAAGTTTTCCAGCATATCCGACCTGCAGGCGCTGAGCGCTCGCAAAGCAACCACCGCGTATGACCTGAGCCGCACGCTCAAGGGGTACGCATCCGATGTGCAGTCTTATGCGCTGCAAACGATGGAGGCAGACGATGAAACCGTTTAAAGAAGTAATTGACGGCATCCGCAAAGCCGTCATGGCATCCGAGGTGCGCGAGGATCTCGCCCAGATGGGCGAGTATGTGGAGCAGTTTGCAAATACGGCAGGCGAAAACATCAAGAAAGCCATCGACCCCACCCTCTCCCTCACCGGTAAGGCGGCGGATGCAAAGGCGACGGGAGATGCGGTTGACGAGCTAAAGGAAGATTTAAATATTTTGCAGTTAGCGAATACGGTGACGTATAAAGATGGTTTTTTTATAAATCCCAAAAATG